TACCCCCGTTATTTAAACGAGGGTAATTATTTACATTGTTGTTTAGACAGTAGTGTCTTTCAATAAGATGAAGTTGTTAGCTCCCTGTACGCATAAGCATCTTTCAGATAGCATGTGAACATTCATTTCATCAATATCAGAAGTATAGTTTCCTCCGACAGAACCAGTGATCCAAGATTTCATTTTTCGATCATCAGCTTCTGAAGCTCGGTAACGTACATGCAAGAATGGTCTTGCTATGTTTTTACCTAGTGTTTGGTCGTATACTGTTGAAGTACCAGCTGGCACAAGAACACCATCGATATCTTGAGTCATTCCTCGAGTAGCTGCATCGTTTAGATATTTCCAGTCAGTTTTGTAGAAGTCATAAGAACCTCTTCTGAATCCAGAGAAACCTAAATTTAAAGCCATATCTTCAGAGTTGTTGAATACTCCGTAAGAAGTACCACCAGCTCCGTAAGAATTAGCTCGTGCTAGCATGTTATCAATAGCTAAAGCAGTTCCACGATCTAAGAATAACATATTTTCTTCGATAGCTCCTTGCTTATCAAGCTCCTGTAGAATAACGTCAAAATCAGCAAGACCATCAAGTCCTGTAGTATTGTTGAAGTCATGATCGTTAAATACTAGACCTCTAGACTCAATAGCTGCGAAAAGACCTTCAGTACCTCGAACTGTATTACCAGCAGCGTCAGTGATTGCAGTAGAAGCAGTTACTTTCTCAGCTTCAACCATAGACATCTCTAAATAATCTTCGAAACGTAATCTTGTTTCATGCTCTGACTTCAAGTACCATAAGTATCCAGAAGCACCGTTTTCACTTGTAACTTCTACCCAACCGATCTGAGCAGTATCAGAACCATTGATTGAATATTTGTCTTTCAAGATAATTGGGCTGTTTGAAAACTTTTGGAATCCAGCATCAATTGATCCAGCCATACCAGCAGAACCTTTAGCAAACTCAGAACCGTAAACAAATACCTTAAGATCTGGGTTTGTACCAGCTGCAACGAATCCTGATGGGAAATCGTCTGCATCTAGTGGAAATGCTTCGATAGAATCTGTAGCTACAGACTTAACAAAAGCACGTACAGTTGTTACACCGTTAGCAACAATAATAGTTTGGTTAGCTCTGATAGCGTGACCAGTGATATTGATTGTCTTATCAGTTGCATCATTTACTGTAGCGATTTTAGCGTTGTCATAAGCAACGTGTAAACGTCCTTGTTCAGTCCATACGACTTCGTCAGAAGCCATAGGCATTTCAGCTCCTACCATTCGTAAGAAAGAAGAGATAGTACGATCTCCGTATCGCTCTACTTCTTTCTCGTAAACTTCTGGTAAGAATTGTTTAGTAAAGTTAAAGTCGTTGTCTCCGATAGATAAGTAGTTTTTATCGAACAACGTTTTGGTTGGTGCAGGAGTTAATCCTGCGGGGAATGCTCCCCCGGTTGCAAAACTCATAATTTTTAATTTTTAATTTGTTATTTTCTAATTTTCACTTTTAATTGAGAAGAATCACTACCACTAACTGCTCTTACTTTCATGCCTCCGGCATTTACTTCTGGTTGATGAGATTTTCGCGGATCCATGTCAATGTTTTTAGATCTTGCGATACTCTGTTTTAAACCATCAGCTTTGCCTTGCTCATAAAAATGATTCGCAATAGCATCAGCGTTCATAGCAGTAAATAATGACTTGTGGTAACCTTTAGCATCTTTCATATTGTTATTTTCATCTAAAAACTTTTTGATAAAATTATTAATATCTGATTGCTTGTTTTTCACTTCGTCTGCATTATTAACATTAAAACGATACTTTTTTTCTCCAACGCTATATTCAAAACCTTTGAATTTGTTAGAAAAAACTTCGTTAGTTTTATTTTTAAATGCGTTTTTCTGCTGCTCAGCTGTTTTAGCTGTCTCCTCAGTTTCTTTATTGTAGCGGTTGAAAAACTCTACCGCTTTTTGCTGTTCAGGTGTTAATCTTGATCCAGCTTTTATTTCTTCATAGTATCTTGACTTTTGACTCTCTAAGTGACTTTTGGCGCTAGCAACTTGCTCTTTTAAAGCTAGCTTCTTCCTCTTTATATCTCTTTCTTCTTCAAGATCTTCATCATAAGAGTATAGATCTTCCATCATGAAAGATATTTCTTCTTCGCTCAAATGAGGCTTAGTAGCTTTAAAATATTCTTCTACTAATTCGTTATCACTCATTTCTGAGTAATCTTTATTCAATTGAACATAATCTTCTAAACTTCCTCCAGTTTCGTCCATAAAGTCAATGACTTTTTGAATGTTTTCTGGAAGTTGAGTTCCTTGCTCTTCTGCTTTTTCAATAGCTTCCTCTATGTCCTCTTCAAGTCGATCAACAACTTCTTCGTCAGTAATTTCTTCGAGTATTGGAGTTTCTTCAGTTTCTTCAACTATTTGTTGCTCTTCTTCTGTAACCTCTTCTACTACTGACGGTTCTTCAACTGGTTGCTCTTCAACCTGTTGATCTTCGGTCAATTGTTCTTCATTAAAAGCACTTAAATCAACCTTAATAGTGCCATCTTCAAGCACTTCGTTTTGTGGTTTTTGTTCTTCTTGAACTTCTTCTTGCTGTGTGTCTTCCACAACGTTTTCTGTTTGTGATTCAGTGATTTCTTCAATCACTTCTTCGTTCTTTTTTTCAGCCATAATAAAATATTATAAAATTGTAAAATTGTTTTGCTTATCTTGGATCAAAAGCGTTTAACCCAAAACCGCCACCCATTATATCATTACCTGATGATTCAAAATTTTTAGGTGGACTTTCTTTTTTTCTTTGATCTATTAATTCAGACTGCTGCGTAGCTTGAATTTTAGTTCTTTCGTCTTTACGGTCTTCTTTTTGTTTTTCACGCTCTTTAAGTATTTCGGTTTCCATCTGCTTAATCTGCATGTTCAACTGAAACTCGTGATTCATTAACTCTTTCTTGAGCATAGCTTCTTGTTGCATCTTCTGCATCTCCATTTGCATTTTGCTTTGATCTACCTGCATGTTTGTTTGAGCCATAGCCTGCTGTTTTTGTACTTCAGCTTGAGCGGCTACTTGCTGAGCTTGTGCATTAGCTTGGGCTTGAGCTTGTATGTTTTGCTGCTGTATGAGTTGATCTTGCTGTGCTTTCTTTTTTCTACGTATTTTTAAAAGCTGATTAGCTAGCTTTATATTTTTAATTTCTCTTATATCTATAGCATCTTCTAGTTCTATACCATTTCTAGATAATGCTACTTGTATATTGTTTTCAAGCATTTGCTTTTCTTCTTCGTCTGGAGCTAGCTCAATAAATATACCAAAATCATATAAGTGTAAGTCAGCCATCTCAGACAAAGTAGCTACATTGTGACCACCTATTTTTTGTATAAATGCATCTCTAGTTGGAGAATATTCTATTATATCAGATATTCTCAAAGATATAGATTCAGCTAACTCGGAAGTTAAATATAACCCACTTTGCAATATATGTCTAGTAGCAGTATTTGAATTTGCTGCCGCCATTTTTTGTACACCTACTAAAGCATTTTTATCAGGAGTGCTACCATCACGCGCCTCGTTCAATCCGGTGACATCTCTGATCATTTGAAGATAGTAGTTATATGTTTGTATTAGTGAAGCTAATTTAGATCCTCCTGAGCCGCTCTGTATCTCCTGAATAGGTACTTTACCTGGATTCATGTCGCCATCCGCGGTCATTGATCTACCAATTATACTACCCGTTTGGAAGAACATGTTTAAAGCTTCTTGCGGATTATAGTTCGTTCCATTACCTAAATCTATTTCAGCTAATCCATCAGCATCTAGATATATACCATCTGGTATCATTCTAGACATAACTTGCTGCAGCTTTAAGTGTGTTATTTGTATCATGTCAGCAAAAGTAGTTATTCTACCTACTAGAGATTCTATTTTGCCTTTATACATTCTAGGAGCAACGACCGAGTAGTTCATTTTTACTTTAGTAAAATCACTTTTAGGTCGCATCATATTTTTCGCTAGCTCCCACTTTAGCATTTGATTAGATCCCAAAACTAAAGCTCCTTCGTAAAGAACCTCGATTTGCCTAGACATTTTACCAAATCTTTCTTCCAGTAATTCGTTAGGTGGATTAAACGTGTCATCTTTAATTATAATCTTACTAGCCCCAGTTGCGGTTTCTTTTACTTTATATACTTCGTTAGCATACGTCTTAAAATTAAAGTACAATACTTGTACTTGGTTTCTATCTAGATTTGTAGATTCAGTCAAACTCCTATTATAAAAGCCTTTTGATTGATAGCTTTGCTTGCTCATCTCTTTCAGCTCTTTATCAGTAAGATTTGGAAACTCTTTTTTAAGCTCATTAATAGGTATGGTTTTTACTTCGCCTATATAATATATATCATCAAAATATGGAGACTCAGTATACGAATAAACTATATTTGCTGGATCTACATATTCTATTTTTATTCCTTCAGATTTTGTAAAGGTATTTTTAACAGCGCCTATACCTAAAACTGTTAAATCATAATTAACTCTTTTCTTTATAAGTTCGTATCTATTTCCTTCTAATATAGTATTTATAGCTTGCTCTTCAGCCAACTCTACTGATTGTTTGTAGCTTAACTGCATATGCAATTGTAATTCTTCTTCACTTTCAGGCAATTGTTCTGAAGGCGTAGTAGATATAGACATGCCAAAAGCTTCTTCAGCAAATTCATTTAGCTCTTTAGTTTTCATATCAGCCAATATGCTCTCCATATATTGGGTTCTTTTAGAAACTCCGTAAGGATCTTGCGAGTATGCTTTTATATCAAAAGTTCTTTCTGATATTCCATTGACTACAATGTCAACGAACTTGGGTATAATAGGTATTGGCTTCCAGTCTAAATTTAAATAACTTAAGTCACCATTAATTGATAACTCATCTTTGTATTTTTGTATTGATTGCTCTCCTCTAGCATATAAACGCAGTTTATGAAAGTTGTTTTGATTACTAGCAAATCTATCTGTACCAGTAGGGAAATTAAACCACTCGTACTCTATAGCTTTAGCTATCTTAAGCCCATATTCTATTGAGCTTTTCTCTATATCACTAACAACTTGACTAGGAAAATAATGTGATGTAACTGACTCAGCCATACTAATTTTCTATTATTTTTGAATTGTAGCCTTTATTCGCATATCTGGCTATACTTAAATTAATTTTTTGTCTCTCTATATTTTGTCTTGGTGAATACAAATGTCTGTTACAGGCCATTATAGCTAGTCCAGAGCTTATTGTAGCATCAAACTTAGTTCTTCTTGTTATATCAAATTTTGCCCAATCATTTAACGTATCATTAAAAGGCATTGAGCCAAACCCTTCATTTTTTTCACCAACGTGATCATTGATATACATTTCTATAGCAGCTGCGTGAGCTTGCTTTATATCTTCGCTTGAGTTTGGCATACCACCAACTTCTCTTTCAGCAACAGACAATTTGTTCCATATCTTATCAGGTCTATTCATTGAGTATCCTCTGTAACCTCTTCTTTTTAAGTAGTAAAGTAATCTTGGTTTGTTATTCTCTGCAAGCAGCGGCATGCCATAGAAAACTAATGCCATCAAAACATCTTCAAAGAACATTTCGGCAGTTTGAGGCCTTGCTATGTATTCTAAAAAAAACTCATTAGCTGGTGCATCTTCCATACTAAACTTTGTAAGTCCATGTAAAGAACCTTTAGAACCTCTACCATCTACTGTACCGGATATATCGTAAGAGTCACACCCAAACGCTCCTATGTGCTCATTGCCCGGGTGTTTAGTTCCATTTTTCAGTATAACTCTATTTTGCAGCTCAACTGGAGGCACCCAACTTATTTTAAACCTACCTTTTTGATTTGGTAGAAACATCACTTTAGTATCTTTAACGCCATTCAACCATTGAAAATTGCCAACTGTTACGTCAGCTACTTCTTCATTATAGTCTATTTGTTCATATATTTTGGTTAAATTAAATATACTGTTTTTAGTTTCGTCTCTAAATGCATGTTCTTCAGTTCTAGGAAACTGTCTATAAAATTCGTTTAAAGCATCTTGATCTGACTTTAAGCCTTCCGCTTCGTTTTGCCAATGGCTAAGTACACCTACGTCTATTACATCTCCATGTGGGTCAACAACCTCTCGTTCAGGTGTTTCGAACACAGGTAGTCCATAAGAATCAATGAATCCCTCGTAGTTCCATTCCATAGGTATGAACAAAGAATAGAGGCCCGAATTTGTCTGTCCGTTTCTGTTTCGTTTTGTAACATCTGAATCATAGTAAAGTTTTTTAAATTCATTACCACCTTTGTCTAGCGCGTTACTAGTGGATCCCATCATGCATTTACCAATAACTCTACTACCTAACCTAAGACAAGTCTTTGTAACTCGCCAGTTGTTTAGTATATTGTTTGGCTTGTCCCACTTACCACTCTCATCGTGAACTAGTAGCTTTAACTTTTCACCATCATAACTATTATCGCCAGTATTCTTCCAATCTATGGTTGTATCCAGTCCATCGAGTTCCTCAGGTTTGTCGGTGCTAGTAATGTTCCGTCTTGTAAGTTTAGAAGCGGGGACTCTGTACGC